AATATGGCAGAACAAATCGATCTTTCAAAAGAGCATAAGCCGGATTGGGCACTGTTCTTACCCGCAGTCAGTAGTTTTTTTATTACTGGCTTAGGTAAGCAAAGAGATACAACTACTGAGGATTACTTTCCTCAAGAACGTATACCAGCAGGGTTCAACGGAGACGTAGAACGTCTGAATTTCTTAAACTCTAAAGAAGGTTTGTTCACTTATAAGTGGGGATTGTATTCTGCTGGCCATGCAGACTTAGATGTAACTAAGGACATTTCTGCTGAATCTATCATACGTGATAGAGAAGAGGGTACGTTTATGTTAGGCGACTCGGGTGGTTTTCAGATTATGAAAGGTCAATGGCCTGCTGATTGGAAAGATCCGAATTGTCCTAAAGCACTTGAACAACGTATCAAAGTCCTAACGTGGATGGACACGTATATGGATTACGGCATGTGTTTAGACATACCCTCGCAAACTGTGCAAAATCAACATCTGTTTGACAAGCATGGTATAAAAACCATAGAGGAAGCCGCACTGGCAACGCATATCAACAACGATTACTTTATACACAATCGTAATGGTAACTGTAAGTTCTTAAATGTCTTGCAGGGGTTGAATCATACTCAGTCAGATAACTGGTATGAGGAAATGAAGATGTATTGCGATCCGAATAAGTACCCAGATAATCATTTCAATGGTTGGGCATTCGGTGGTCAAAACAAAATCGACATACATCTTACCTTAAAAAGAATCGTTGGTATTATACATGATGGACTGTTAGAACCCGGAAAGCATGATCTTATTCATTGCTTAGGTACATCTATCTTAGAATATGCTGTCCTGTTTTCTGATATTCAGAAAGCAGTAAGAAAGTATCACAATCCAAACTTACAGATTACGTTTGATTGTGCAAGTCCTTTCTTTGGTGCGGCTAAAGGGTTAGCATACTTTAACTCTAATATGGAACACAATACTAAGTGGACATACTCTATGGAAAAGACTGCGGAAAGCAAAGACTTTGATACTGACATGCGTAAATTTAGTGACGCCGTAATAGCAGAGGGTATACATGATAAATTTAATGACTCTCCTGTCACTAACGCAATGGTTATGAAGGACCTTTGTTATCGTGGTCATGGTTTCTTAAACAAGCATGGGAAAGAAACTAAAACGAGTTGGGACACACTCAGTTATACATTGCTACAGGCACACAATGTCTATCAGCATATGTTTGCAGTACAAGAAGCAAACAGACAATATGACTCAGGGTGTGTCCCCGCAATGTTGATGAATGAAACGTTTGATCGTGTAAGATTTGGAGATGTAGTTGATGAAATCTTTTCACTTAAAGACAGACAAAAATCACTAGACTTGATTGATCAACACAGTAGACTATGGATGCAAATTCAGTCAGGATCACAAGGTTTTTCAGGTAAAAGGGCTATTAACGCAGGCACAATGTTTGATCAACTTTTTTCTGTAGAGGAAGAAACTCCCATAAATAATGATGAAGAACACGAAGATAGTGATGCATTAATGCAGGAAGTTGATGAATAAATGGGTAAACAAACTATTGACATTAAACACAAAACCTTGTATCATTACTAATGATAGAGATATTGTTGTGGAGTCTAATAGTTGTAACATGGATATCTTATGGTATGCATGTAATTAGAGAATACATTAGACATCATATTGAGTAGGAGAAGAAAATGGTAGAACCTAATATTAATAAGCCGAGTCTGTTCAGAAGAACTGTAATGGCAACCGTATATGGTTGGAGACGTGTAATGGATGTAAGATACAATCCATTAAAGTATGTACCTGACCCTAGTTTGCAAACTTACTTTATGTTAGTATTGTTTACTATCTGGAGTGTATGGTTTGGATTCTTAGCAACTGATTACTTAGGTGTAGTTAACTATAACACAGTAGGTAGCATCTTTATTCACGTAGCAATTCTACTACCACTAGCAATGACTAACGCAATCTTTATTGATGCAGAACGTGATGGTCATAATTGGTTAAAAGAATGGAAAGAAGAACAAAGCAGATACAAATTGGTAGTAAACCGATTGCGTAAAAAGAATCTAACTATTTGGGACCCAAACAAGGAAGCATAATGGCAATATCAGATGAAATGAGAGAACAACTTGAAATGGTTGTTCAGTATGGTGACCAAGTAAAAGCAATGTTCAAAGAACAAGATGCCGTTGACTATGAGATTGGTGACTACGATGAACCTATCACACAAATGTTAGGTCATATGAATGAAGTAATGGAAGCAATTGACGGAGGTTGGTAGTGAGAAGTATTTGGGTAACATTTACTAAAGAAGGTATACATAAGTATCCTGGTGCTGATACAGATCCTAAGTTAGCAACTGGCGACTGGGACGATGTATCGTTTTTAGGTTATCCTCACAGACATATATTTCATTTTAAAGTATGGATTGAAGTCTTCCATGATGATAGAGATATCGAATTCATACAGTTTAAAAGATGGTTAGAACGTTTGTACGCAGAAGTAGAAAGCAGTACAAGTGTATTACAACTTAATCATAAGAGTTGTGAAATGATCGCAGACGATTTGGCATTAGAAATACAAACAAAGTATCCGAATCGTTACATAAAGATTTCAGTAGCCGAAGACAATGAAAACGGTTGCGAAATGGAGTATCCAATATCGGATACATTAACTTAGGTAATATGAGAATACAAGGAATATTACAATGTCAAACCCTAAAACTGTTCAAGTTTTTGAGGACCTTGAGGCTTACACAGCCTTCTGTAAAGAATATGGGTATAAGGTTAAGCCCGAACATCTTTACAACAAGAGCAGTCGCATCTGGCGACTATACAGTCAACGATATATGGTGGGGAAACCTGTCAGGAACATGTGGGAAATAGATGGCCAAAAACACGAAAAAAGAAAGTACTACAACAGGCGCTAAAAAAGTGACTACTAAAAAAGTTACTCCTAAAAAGACGCCTGTTAAAAAGAAGACACCTGCTAAAAAGCCTGTCGTTAAGAAAAAACCAGTTGCTACAAAAAAGCCTATTGTAGAAGAAAACAGTGTTCAAGCAAAACCTGTAGTACAAAAGATTGAAATGCCAAAAACTCCTACAAGAGAAAATGGTACAGTCGTTTTAGTTACAGGTGGATTTGATCCTTTGCACTCTGGTCATTTAGACTACATCGATGCGGCAAAAGACTTAGGTCGTGACGAATCATGGCACGGTGCTAAAGTAGTTGTCGGTGTTAATAGTGATGAATGGTTAACAAGAAAGAAAGGCAAGTGTTTTATGCCTGTCGAAGAACGAGTTAGACTATTACTTGCTATGCGTAATGTTGATCAAGTAATCACGTTTGATGATTCTGATGATTCTAGTATGAATGCTATCCATATTACTAGACATATGTTCCCGGATGAGCATATAATATTTGCTAACGGTGGAGATAGAACTAGTGCTAATATTAAAGAAATGAACTATCCAGACACAAATGTATCATTTTCGTTTGGTGTAGGTGGAGATAAAACTCAATCTAGTTCTGATCTTTTAGGTGAATGGGCGGCTCCTCGTACTGAACGTGATTGGGGTTACTATCGTGTTTTACATGAATTCAGCAGAGAAGTTAAGATTAAAGAACTAACTGTTGATCCAGGTAAATCATTAAGTATGCAACGACATACAGGTCGAGCAGAGTTTTGGTTTGTTGCTAGTGGTATTGCTAGTGTATATACAGTAGCATATCCCAATGATGCTAAACGTGATGTAGGAGATATCTTAGTAGGTAAGTTTGCTAAACATGACTACACATTTATTCCTGTACAAGATTGGCATATGTTGGTTAACAATGAAAGTGAGCCATTAACTATATGTGAGATTCAATATGGTGATAACTGTATTGAAGAAGACATTGAACGAGTATTTAGAAACAAGAGATAATTATGCGTAAACTATTTTACATGGGCTTAGAACCCTACGAAGCAAGATATACTTTGCAATTGCAAGACTGGAATACAGAAGCATTTGAAAAACGTAAACTTGACTACGTAGTTGTTCCGGGCGATCTACTAACAACTGATCAATCGATTGTAACAGGACAAGTCTTAGACGCACATGGTCGTTCATACTTTGGTATGTCACAAATGATGTCATTAGTTAAACTGATGAAAGAAGGTGAGGTAACTAGTGAAGATTGTATTTTCTTTGAAGATATGTTTCAGCCAGGTATCGAATCACTTCCTTATATCATGGATCAAGTAGCAGAAGAACACAGACCCAAAGTCTTTGTAAGATGTTTAGCACAGTCTGTTGACCCGGATGATTTCGTACATGTCTGGGGCATGGAGAAGTGGATGGGTCTTTACGAAAAGATGGTCAATGAATTTGTTACTGGTGTCTTAGCAACTAATGAAGAAATGGTTGCACACATGAAGATAGCAGGTTGGACTGCTCCTATCTATAATATCTCAGGTCTTGCATTTGGTAAAGACGAAGTACGTAGACGTTTACTAGAACTAGAAGAATTCAAACCTTTTGAAGAACGTAAAATGAGAGTGGCATTTACTGCTCGTTGGGACCAAGAGAAACAACCTGACTTTTATATGGACCTTATCGAAGAATGGTATGAAAGATATGGTAAGAAGCATGGCATAGAGTTCTGTCTTTTATCAGGTGGAGAGTTAAGAAGCAACAATGACTCGTACATGAAACGTACAAAGAAATTACAAAAACAAAAGAAACTAGTTATCCATGAGAATCTATCTAAGAATGATTACTATAGAATTCTTAATGATACTAGAGTTGTATTCAATTGTGCATTACAAGACTGGGTATCAAACACAGTCAGTGAAGGTGATGCATTAGGTTGTAATGTTCTATTCCCTGCTTACAGAAGTTTCCCTGAAACGTTTGCTAATGACAGAGATAGACTTTATATCCCATGGTCAATTGACGATGTTATCGACAAGATGCATCCTTTATTGAGTATAGAACATCCTAATCAAGGTAAGATTAGTGATTGGACTAATGGTACTATTGATCGTTGTATTGACATCATGCAAGGTGATGGAGAAGATTGGCGTAGAGATAGTATAGATTATCGACAACAGACAAGAGTGAGTAAGTTCTAATGAGAATTGAATCTGAGATTAAATTAGATTTTTCAGATGTATTAATTAAGCCAAAAAGATCAACACTAGGATCACGCAAAGAAGTAGATTTAAATCGTTTTTATGAGTTTAGAAATGCATCAGATAATGCATCATTTATGGGTGTGCCAATTATGGCTTCTAACATGGATGGTGTAGGTACATTTGAAATGGCTGATGCCCTTATCGAACAAAAATTATTTACATGTCTAGTTAAGACATATTCAGCAAAACAACTAATAGAGTATTTTACTAGTGGCAATGCACTTGCTAAACGATGTTTTGTTGCTATGAGTATAGGTATTGCTGAACATGACTTAGAGAAACTTGATCAAGTAATGAAACTACATGTTATTAAGTTCTTATGTATTGATGTTGCTAACGGCTATTCAGAACGATTTGCTACAACGGTAGAAAAAATACGAGAAAAATACCCAGAACTTATTATCATTGCAGGTAATGTAGTTACTGGAGAAATGACAGAGGAGTTAATTTTAAGTGGAGCAGATATCGTTAAAGTGGGTATTGGGCCTGGTAGTGTTTGTACTACTCGCATTAAGACTGGCGTTGGATATCCGCAACTCTCGGCGATCATTGAATGTGCCGATGCCGCTCATGGTCTTGGCGGACACATCATTGCTGATGGCGGTTGTTCAAGTTCTGGAGATGTAGCAAAAGCATTCGGAGCAGGAGCAGACTTTGTTATGCTTGGTGGTATGATGGCAGGACATGATGAAGGTGGCGGTGAAGTTATTGATGGCAATGTACAGTTTTATGGCATGAGTAGTGATACTGCTAATACTAAACACTTCGGTGGACTTAAAGAATATAGAAGTTCTGAGGGTAGAACTGTAAAGATTCCATATAAAGGTGCAATTAAAGATACTGTCCAAGACATCTTAGGGGGCATTAGAAGCGCCTGTACTTACGCAGGCGCACGTAAAATTAAAGATTTGAGTAAGTGTACTACCTTTGTTAGAGTAAATAATCAATATAACAAAGTATTTGAGAACAATTAATGAAGTCACCAACTTATTTACTTACAGCCGGTTGTTCATATTCACAACCAGTCAATAGTGATCAAACATGGCCTCTACATTTAGAAGCAAGTCTTCCATCAGTAGAATATATATCACACAACGGACACGGCGCCGCTGGCAATCAAACTATATCACGTAAAGTTATTAGTGTTGTATTAGATGCATTAGAACAAGGGATATCGCCCGATCAGATGCTAGTAGGAATTATGTGGTCTGGTTGTGATAGACAAGAACATTACTCAGAAAACTATGAAAGAAATTATAGTCTTTCTACAAAACTAGGCGGAAACGAGACGTATACTGACTTTTCAAATACTATAGAAAATAATGGGTTTGTGAAACCATTATTTGTTCATAAATCAGATAGTAAAGAAATCTATCATAATATGCAAAATCCGTATACAATAAGAAATTCAAAACTACCTGCTCATTATATTTTAAATCCAAATTGGAAAGATGAGTTAACTATGAGGCAATTTGAAAATTTTGTTAGTCCTGAGAAAGCAATAATAGAAACATGTGAACATATTTTAAGAATACAATGGTTCCTTAAAGAAAAAGGTATCAGGTATTTTATGACAGAGTATGACTTTGATGTGTTTACATATGTGGGTCCTGATAATGGAAAATATGCAGATAGAAACAGCAATACAAACGAAACTCTAAATTTAGAGACAAAAGAATATTCTAGGCATTCAGAATGTATATCGTATCATCCGGAGTATACCAAAGAACGACATTTTGCATATTTAAACAATCCAGAAATCAATTATCTTTACAACGAAATAGATAAAAACCACTGGTTGCCAATAAATAATTTACAAGATTGGGTAACTAACATAAGTGTGTATGATCATAGAGACCCTACTGATCCGCATCCAAGTACTGAACAACATAAAGATTTTGTAAATCAAATTATATTACCCTTTCTACTTGAAAAATATAACATACAGTAATATAATGAATAAATACATTTGTAGCACAAAGGCTACAACACAATTTAGTATAATAATATCCGCGTTAGGAAGGAGAAAAGACACATGTCTTATAACAAAACAAAAACAGACCCTGTTCTAGGGCAACAAGTACACGAACACTTAGTCAAAATGGGAGTTGAAACTCCAGTAATTGACAATGGCTTATCTCGTACAGATAAAATCGACAAGATTGAAAACAACTTTAATAAAATTATGGAGACATTAGGACTTGATCTTACTGATGATAGTCTTATGGATACTCCTAAACGTGTTGCAAAAATGTATGTAAACGAAATCTTTTGGGGACTTGATTATGAAGCCTTCCCTAAAGCAACTGTCGTTGATAACAAGATGAATTATAATGAAATGGTTTGTGAGAAAAACATTTCTGTACAATCTAATTGCGAACATCACTTTGTTATTATTGATGGGTTAGCCACTGTTGCATATGTTCCTAATAAGAAAGTATTAGGCTTATCAAAAATTAATCGTATCGTAGAGTATTTCTCTAAAAGACCTCAGATACAAGAACGTTTAACTGAACAAGTGTATCATGCATTGTCATTCATACTGGATACTGAAGATGTAGCAGTAATGATTGATGCACAACATTATTGCGTTAAATCAAGAGGCGTAGAAGACACAGGTAGTTCTACTATTACAAGTAGACTAGGTGGTGGATTCAAATCGGACCCTGAAGTAAGGGCAGAATTCTTAGCATTAGCAAGGTCGTAAACAATGGCTGGTCCTCAATTACCTGATATGGATGATATTATGTCCAAGATCCGTAAGATGAATATCGAACTGAATTCACCTTACAACGATGGATATCTGTCATGGGGTATTAAGCAAGACTTATACATTCTTAAATTCTTTTTAGATAAAATCATATCAGATGCACCTGACTTTGTTGGGGAAGAAGAATGGCTTAAGGATAAAGAACAAGAAGTAATGATGGAAATATTAAAAAAATAATGTATTGTTATAAAGATAATTTTCTGTCTGATGAAGTGTTTAACTTGTTTAAAGAAGACATACTTAATAAATATGAGCCTCGGAAAGAATGGATAGAAGAAAATGGAGAATTGCGTTTTGGAAAGCATGTGTCAGGTGAAAATTATAAAGAAGATGCTCCTGTAAGAGTTGGGTTAGATTTGACATACCCTGAAGATACTGATTATATGCATACTGCGGTGAGACTAGGATCAAAATCATTACCAAAAATAGCACGTAGTATTAAACAGTACATGATTGAAGATATGAATTTGATAAATCCTTTGGCTCGTATGATGTGGTATCAATATCATTCAAATAAACACAAAATAATACCGCATGTGGATCAAGCAGTCAATGGGAAAACTAGTAAACAATCATTTACTAGTCTTCTATTCATGCATGATATTTGGGAAGATAGTTGGGGAGGAGAATTGACTTTTCTTAATGGTAATAAATCTATATTACCTAAATCAAATAGATTAGTAATATACAGCAGAGATGAAGAACATTGTGTCAACGAGATTACACATGACTTAGATGATTATCAAAGAATGTTATTCTTTACTGCATGGGCGACAGATAATGATTTTTAATAACGTAAGACAACTTAAAGACGAAGGTAAGACTATTGGCATTACATTTAGTACGTTTGATCTATTACATGCAGGACACATTGCAATGTTATCAGAAGCAAAGAATCATTGTGATTATTTAATCGCAGGATTGCAAACTGACCCTACAATAGATCGACCTGACTCAAAGAATCCGCCTATACAATCTATCGTAGAACGTCAGATACAATTAGCGGCGACAAGACATGTAGACGAAATTGTAATTTATCAGACAGAACAAGATTTATTAGATTTGCTTTTAGTATTGCCTATTGATGTAAGAATCATTGGCATCGAATATCAAGACCAAGAGTTTTCTGGTAAAGATATTTGTGAAAACAGAAATATTAAAGTAATATACAATGGCAGAGATCATAGTTTTAGTTCTTCATCATTGAGAAAACGAGTAGCAGAAGGAGAAAAATGAATATATTTAAATGGGGAAAAAGAGAAAAAGTGAAAACACCAGAGATAGATTTCGGTAAAGGCAAGTTCTTATCAACTAAAACATATGGCAATGACAGAGGCTTTTCATGTTGTTTCAGACAATGGAAAGCAACACATTCACATTGTTCGTTATTGCATGGTTATTCACTAGGATTTAAACTTGTGTTTGAGTGTGATTCACTTGATGAACGTAACTGGGTTATGGACTTTGGTGGTTTGAAAGAATTAAAGAATTGGCTAGAACATAACTTTGATCATACAATCGTTGCGGCGAAAGATGATCCTAAGTTAGGTGAATTGAAAGCACTTGAAAAGAAAGGTCTAGCAGTAGTAAGAGTCTTTGACAATGTAGGCTCAGAGAAGTTTGCAGAAGAAGTATTTAAGCAAATGACTATCATCATTGAACGATCAAAGTTTCAAAAGAAAGCACTTAACCCTACTGTAAGAGTTAAGAGTGTAGAAGTATTTGAACATGATGCTAACTCAGCAATTTACGAGAGACAGTAATGGATTTATTTACAACGTTTGTTGCAATTATAATATTTGCAATCATTATTATAATGAATAACAACAGGCCGAGGTTTTAATATGGCTATAGGACAAACAATGTCGTTTGCTACTGTCCCAAGAGATAGGCTTGTGTCTATATGCCAGAGTTCAAATAAAGCAGATGTCTTTGAGACTATCTTAAAAGAGCATCCTCAGATCTCCAGAGAGCGCCTTACAGAACGATTAAGTGATCAAGGTATTGACGATACACAGAGAATTTTAAAAGATTTAGACGATTATATTGAACTGCATAATGCAGGATTGTCTAGTGCGATAGGTATTTTAGGGCTATGATACTTGAAGTAATAGGATTTTTTACTGTTGCATATCTTGTTATCAAGTTCTTTCCAGAGATACTTGAAGCAGTATTTAAATTTTCAGTAATAGTAATAGGCGTTACATTCTTTATGATTTTATTGGCCTTACTACTGAACTAATAAATATAATAGTAGCATATTATAGGAGAAGAAAAATGGCAGAGAAGAAAACAACAAAAAAGAAAGCACCCGCTAAAAAGCCGGTTGCTAAAAAAACTGTTGCTAAAAAATTAACGTTAGATACTTTTCCTTTTGATGAATTATTAAAGATTTGTAAAAAGGATGAAGTAGTTGCAGAAAAGATGCAACAACTTATCAGTGATTATTCATTTGAAAAAGATCAAACCGAACGTGAAAGATGTATAACTATTGCATATGGTAATTGGGCTAAAGTCAATTATGATACAGACGGTGATGGTCATGTAGATGAAAAAGAACTTGATGGTAACAAACATGCTGACAAAATCTTAAAAGCAATTAATAAAAAGATTAATGGATAAAGTTATCAGAGCAACATTAATCGTAGAAGTTCCTTACAGTAATGAACTGCTGAACTATGGTGACAAGTTAGATGCAGAACTTAAACGAGTTATTGCTAATTCATCATTTTTAAATTGTTCAGTCACTGCAGGAAATTTAGAACCAACAGCATTAGTTATAAAGGAGAATGTATGAGAGAATCAAAAGTAGTCACAGAAGAAGTTTACGTAGTTGAACTTATTGAAGATGGCGAGGTAAAGGAAAGAAGGTACCTTCCTGGTAAATCAATTCATTATGCAGAAGACTGTGCTGAGAATTGGACTAACGGCGTAATAAGAGAAGCAAATGAACAAACGGCTTAGTATCGGTGACGTAAAGAACGCCGTACAAGAAATTCTAAGGCAAATGCACTTAGACAACTTTAGACCTGACTACGTAGTTGGGATAACAAGAGGCGGTTTACTTCCTGCTAAGATGATCTCACACTATCTCAAAGTACCCATGCACACACTAGACATATCATTACGTGATAATGTTCAAGGAGGACCAGAGAGTAATCTATGGATGCCTTGTGATGCATTTGGTGCAGTTAATCCAGAAGATGTCCCCGTTGTCAAAAACAGATGGGACGCAACTAAACGCAAAAACATTCTTATTGTAGAAGATATTAATGACTCTGGTGCAACACTAAGTTGGATCAAAGATGATTGGGAAGCAAGTTGTTTCCCTGATGAAAGAAATACATGGAACGTTGTTTGGGAAAAGAATGTTAAGTTTGCTGTACTCATAAACAACGAAGCAAGTCAATTCGACGGAGTTGACTATCAATATGACTCAATTAATAGACTAGAAACACCTGATCTTTGGCTAGACTTCCCCTGGGAAAGTTGGTGGTTAGATTAGACTTGACAAGACAATCAATAGGTGATATAATATGATAATGGAAATACTAGAATTTATTTTTGCTTTAATTATTACAGTGGGCATGGGTTACTTTGCTTACATGAGTAGTGTAATGGTATCAGAGAAAAAAGCAAGATACAGAGCAGGAACACATGACTATTATGATAACCCTATTGAGGACATAGATGACACTAAAGTATAGTGAAACTTTCTTTTCAGCACAAGGTGAAGGACAATACGTAGGCATCCCGTCATTATGGATGCGATTCTTTTTATGTAATCTACAATGCAATGGCTTTGGTCAGAAAGATCCTACTAATCCAGAAACATATGAACTCCCTTATGAAACTATCGATATCACAAACATAGATAGTGTGTTTGATCTTCCTGTATTTGACAAAGGTTGTGATAGTTCTTACACATGGAGTAAGAAGTACAAGCATCTTATTACTGATAAGACTGTAACAGAAGCAGTAGACGAACTGACAGCACTTCTCCCTCATGGTAAGTTCATACATCCAGCAACAGGACAATCATCACACATGGTGTTTACTGGTGGGGAGCCAATGATCAAAGGCACACAGCCTGGCATGATCGAAGTCATAGAAGAATTCAAACGCAGAGACAATCAACCTATGAATGTGACTGTAGAAACAAATGGCACTAGACCTATCACGGACGAATTTGCTGAATGGATACAACGTGAGTATTCTCGTTGGTCTGACGGTAGAGAATGGTATTGGTCACTCAGTCCTAAACTATGGGCAACTGCTGGTGAGAAATCTAAGAAAGCAATCAAGCCTGAAGTAATAGGTAAATATGCTGAAGTAAGTCCTCATGGTCAGTTAAAGTATGTAGTCAATGGCACAGACGAGAGTTGGCGTGAAGTAGAAGAAAATACTAAACTGTTTAGAGAAGCAGGGTGTGATTATCCTGTATGGATCATGGGAGTAGGTGGAACATATGAAGGGCTAGTACAAACTGAAGCAACCATTGCAGATGAAGCCATTAGAAGAGGGTACTTTTATACAAGCAGAGTACACGTTCATATCTATGGTAATGCAATAGGCAAATGAGAATCATTAATTATATACAAATCAATAAAGTAGACGATAAATACTAACGTAAAAGGAATTAAAAACAATGAATTATCTATTAGAAGCATTGATCAAAAAACTTGAAGGTGAAATCGCAATGGCAAAAGCCAACATTCAAGTATACATGACCAACCCTGCAGGTATCGGAGAGCATCCAGATATCGTACAAGCAGTAGAACTTCAGATTCAAGCAATAGCAGACGCAGAGGAAAAGATAGAAACAATTCGCAAACATTATTAAGTAACATGGCATATTCAGATAAAGTAGTAAAAAGGTTCGAGGATGTCCTTCAAAATCCTGAAAAACATGCAGTAGGAAGATTTGATCCAAATGATGCAGACGTAGCAACTGGAATGACAGGTGCGCCGGCATGTGGTGACGTAATGAAACTGCAACTCAAATTAGACAAAGACGAAAAGATTGTTGATGTCAAATTCAAAACTTATGGTTGTGGTAGTGCAATAGCAAGTTCAACAATGTTTGTTGAAATGTTAATGGGCAAGACTGTAGAAGAAGCACAATTAATCAAAGACAGAGACATAGCAAAAGCATTAGAATTGCCCCCTATTAAGTTACATTGTAGTGTGTTAGCAGAAGCAAGTATTAAAGATGCCCTCAAAAATTGGGACGGCAAACGTGAAGAATTTATTGGAAGTAGTGATAGCATGATTGGACATAATAATCCACCGCAAGGACTACTTCAAATAGAGGAGCCGACTACTACAGTCGAAATTTAATATATTAACCAAAAGGAATAATGGCAAAAGCAAGTAGAAGAAAAGTAAATAAGTCGTTAATTAACGGCACAGGAAGAAAATGTACATCAACTGGAGTTGGTGGAAGAGGACGCAAAGTAAAAATTGCGATGAGTACAATGAATAAGGCAAAGAAACGTTCTATGTCAATTAACAGAGGACAAGGATAATGCCGACTAAATTTAAACCATCACAAAGCACACTTCAAAGAGGTACTAAGATAGTAACTACAACACATTACTATATTAAAAATATTTCTAAAGAAGAACTACTTGAAGAAATAAACAAAGATAATCCAAATAAAAAACGTAGAGCAAAGGCTATTAGAGAATTAGAAAGACGTGGTATTAAAATTAATTGGGTAAAAAAGTCTGAGGACTCTATAATTTAACTTGACACTATATCTAGTCGGTGATATAATTACTGACATGAATGCGAATACACACCTGACGGGAATTCCCAGCCGAGTTAGGACATAAAATTATAAATATGGGCCGAACGTATATAATATATGAGATAATTGTAGAAGGATCGAAAGGTCCTTCCTTTTTGGGTACATTACTGTTGACATTAAAGATGAGAGGAAGTATAATAGTTAAATGAATACTAATGACGGATATTACTTAATGATAGATGCTAAGAAACTTTGGTTAGCAGATAATCCCGGTAAACAAGACCGAGAATTCTTTAGAGAAGGTGTAGACGTACAAGACGAATACACAGAAAAAGCGGGTGGTAAAAAGGTTAGATATCTTGGTGCCGGTGCTTGGGTATGGGAGAGACATGTACAATAAACGCATAGCATTCTTAATGTCATATCAACATCTTATTCCCCATGGGGGCATAGGACAGTTTGCTTTAAGTTTCGTAAAGCAAATGAAGGATAATAATATCAAAGTTGATATCATTACAGACAAGTTTGACAAACATACAGAGTTTACTAAGACTTTGCAGAACGACGGTGCTAGATTTATCTACACAGACAATCCTTTGTCTTATTCTAAACATCAAGGTATCTTTATGTATGGTGATAGTTACTGTTTAGAACGCATGATTAACTTTAGAAACTCAGTGATCAAAGCCTTAGAATCTAACTTATATGATTCTATCGTATGTAATACATATGAGACTTCACGTTTGATGTCTGAGATTGGATTAGAAGATTGTATTCAAATTATCAACTACACACATTTAGAAAGTCAGTTATTTGAGAATACAAAAAATCCTTTCTTAGACAACGTGAATCAATCAATGAGATTACAAATGCAAATGCCGAATACAACTATCGGTACGCAAAGTGAATTTAATGCACAGATACTAGGCACACTTAAAGGAGTACATTTACCTATTCCATTACCCGAACCTGGTTTGTTAGAAGAACATAACAAAGAAAGAACAGGTGTACTTTATATAGGTAGATGGGAAGAAGGAAAAGGTCCTGAAGACTTTTTAAAAGTTATTGAGCAGACTAAACTACCTGCTAAAGTTATGACTAACGCAAATGGTGCTAAGAAATTTGAAGCACGATTAAAAGATATGGGCGTAGATTACGAGATTAAGTCAGGTATTATAGGACAAGAAAAGGTTAACTTTATCACTAGTGCAAGAGTCGCATTTAATCCAAGCACTGTTGAAAGTTATGGTATTGCATTTTTAGAACAGCATATTCAATTACCAACTGTTGCATTTGAAGGAATGCGATGGTTAAAAAACTTTGATGATAAGTATTATTATGTAGGAGACAAAAGTAGTGTAGCAGAGATCATCTCCGCACTTTATAATGAATATCCTACAGCAGAGTCTTATTATAAGTTAGGTGCATTAGAACACTACAATGCACAAGAACAACTAATTGCTAAGAAATGGATTGCATGTTTCAATAATTTTATAAGTAAAAAGTCAAATAATTCTACTGCAGGTATATTAAATCATGCCACAACAAGTCACGCAGACTATATTAGTAGTCTGAACAGAGGTACAATGTGCATTGATGATGTAAGGAGTGTATTAACAAACAAACATAAGTTTATTGTTTGTTATACCGATACAGATACATGGTTGACAACGGATCCTTATTTTCAACCTCCCGAAACTGTATCATCTACACAATCGGCACAACTATTTGAAGGGTTATAATGGGAGAATGGTTAACTAAATTCTGGAAGAAGCCAGAACCAATTGAGATTAAGAAAGAAACAGTCGTTATTGACATGATGAAGGATGATGTAGATCCTGATGAAGTAACGATTGAGAACGCATACAAAACTAGATGGATATGGTATCATACAATACTAGCCATAGGCATCTTTATGACTAACGTATTGTTAATAGCAATACTAACTATATTGGCAATAAAATTATGAAAAAAGTATTAATAACAGGGTGTTCAGGTTACATAGGTTCGCATTTAGTTAATCATTTAAAAGATGATTACGATGTATGGGGACTAGATTTATTTCCACCTCGGGCTTCGATTAAAGAAGGTCAATTTATACAACATGACATCAATCATCCGTTTGGAGAGTTTCCAGAAGAATTTGATGCAGTCATACATCTAGCGGCTAGAGTTAGAGTGAATGAAAGTAGACAAATGCCCATTCAATACTATATTACTAATCTTAACGGTACAATGAATGTATTGGCTAAAATAAAAACTAAGAACTTTATATTCGCATCTACAGGCGTTGCTGAGTACTGCAATGATCCATATGGTACATCTAAGAAAGCGGCAGAAGACGTTGTTATAGAATATTGTATGTCTCATAATATACAAGATTTTACTATTTTTAGATTCTATAATGTCACAGGTACAAACGGATATGGTCCAACTAATCCAGATGGATTGATTGCTAATCTATTACAAGCACCACAGAAAGGTGAGTTTACAATCTTTGGCAATGACTATAACACACCTGACGGTACATGTGTACGTGATTATGTACATGTCAATCAAGTATGCGATGGTATCAAACTAGCAATCGAACAACCAGCAAACGAAATAGAATGTTTAGGGCATGGTACGGGTCATAGTGTTCAGACCATGGTTAACAAATTTAAAGAAGTTAATAACGTAGACTTTAATGTTAAATATGCAGGACGTAGATCAGGTGATCTTGCAGAAACTGTACTTAAAGACAAATCAAAATATATGACAAGTCAATATACTTTAGAAGAACTACTTAAGATTTAAAGTGGGGGAGTAGGGAACTCACAACTTGCTATATTTCTGTTATGTACATCGTCCGGATGATTAATTGCATGTGAATATGTACAACAAGGATTATGTTCATTACCATTACCCTCATCAAACCAAGGTTCATTACCTAAATCAACATATGGTGGTCCAGGCAGTGTAGGAACAGTATCTTGTTTATTAGTTAATCTATAAGTCCTGTCATTTAACATTCTATGCGGGTTACCTTGATCATGTAACTTATCATACCATTCTTTAAATCCAGCAGTACCTACTCTTGGACTAGCACTACAAGATACAATAACTCTTTCAAACCAACCATTGTGACATGCTAATGCACCTGACAGTTGTGCTGTAGTAGATCCTAAACTGTGTCCTGTTACTATTAAACGTTTGACATTGCCACCATTTTTATATGAAATATCATATAATGATTGCCACAGTGTTTTACCTGGTGGTTTAGGTACCTCGAAATGATGTGCAGGTCTACTGCCGTCTTCTTTGATTCCGCACCCTGCAAAGTATTTTTCAAAGCCTTTCATTACAGTACCGCCTAGTACATCCATTGGATTAGGTACTTGCTCATATTGAGCATCGATACCGAAGTTAGCAGGTGTTTGTGATCCTCTAAATGCAAGATATGCAGTTTCTGGATTCCCCTTTTCATATGCTATAAAAGCGGCAGGCTCTATATGAATGTTTTTAAATCCAGGACCATACCTATAAGCAGTCCATATTAATGTTTCTGCCCCTCCTTCAGGAAAACTGTAGTTTTTAAACTTAACTGGATTAGTTGTCCACTCGTCAGCCTCACATAAATTTTCTGCGGTCCATGAAAAGGTTCCACCATATGGGTCTTGGCTTTTAGGGTCAGTTAATGTACTATAAGTTTTATTGTAGGGCTCACCTGCTAATCTCCACCGTCTAGCCATTTGACTACAGACATCAGTAAGTAATGAGCATTGTTGTTGCTGTCTAATGTAATCTTCTCTCAGGACTATGGGTTGTTGCTGACCTGGCGTATAATGGATAACACCCATTTTAATGCATCAACAAATAAGTGCCTAAAACGTCTGCACGATTGGCTGAGTCATCACCATCACCTGGTTTGACTATGACGTTGTATATCCCTCTCTTAAATGATCTATCTCCATCAGCAACACCACCGTCGATTCCTCCACCGCCATATGGTGTCTTCATCATTTCATCATAAGTGATAATTGATTTAGGGTCAATAGAGTATTTGGCTGCCATACGTTCTTTGAATGTTTGATAGTCTTTTGGACTATTCCATTGCCATCCACCATCAGGACCTTTAACTAATTTGTTTCCGTCTTTTTTAAGAAGATCATCAAAGACATCTTTTGGAACAACAGTTGAATGTTTAGTAATACCAAAGTCTACACGTTTTTCTTCTGCTTTTCTAGCACCCATTGAAAAGTTAATCATAAAGTTGGGTGGTCTATTTTGAGTAGAACCAGAGACATCTGCCATTTTAGTATATGCATAGAAGTCTACAGTAGGATGAGTTGCGGCTAGTTTGTATGCTAAGTCCAAGTATTCATCAGAGAAGAAATCTCCTGCATCATGCCAACGTACAGTAACTTTATGTTTTTCTTGTTTAGCATCACCTTTGCGTTTTTGTTCATCAATTTCTGCATTCAATTGATCAAAGAAACCACTTGGATCATTGTATAAAAAGTTTAAAATTCTTGTTTGACTAAGTGATACTGGAGCCCATTGTACATACCCTCCTTTTAACGCATAACAGAATGTCTTACATTCTCCTGCACCCGGACATGTATTAATTACTACAAACTCTTTCTTTTCTTCATCATAGCCTAATCCTGTTAAAGCAGGAAGACCTATGTTATAGAAGATACTAGTTGTGCCGTCACTATGTTGCATCTTTTCGTTTTGTTTAAGTAATTGTTTAGGTCTTTGAGTAATGTCTGCGGCTAACTTATCTAAATCAAACTTCTTTCCTTCTGGATCTACAATTGGAATGTAGTTTTTAACATTTGATCTGTGAACATATGGTAGTTTATATTTGTCTGTTTTTCCTTTATCTTTAGACAAGATTCTATCTAAATAATCATTTAATTCTTTATTTTTAATAACTCTTTTAGGTACATCGATGGCTTCATCGACTTCTTCACCTGCATCTGCAACATGTTTTCCAGTCTGTCCACCTAACTGTTTGATGTGTCTAAGTTCTCTAGCCCATTCACCTTCGTCTGATTTATTATGATCTCTTTTATCTTTTCTTGGGGGAGTTGCCTTAAGCATTCTATCTGCTAAATCTTTTTCAGTAGATTTGCTATATGGAACTGCCGGTGCTTTACCGTCTTTACCTAATTCTTCAAACATAGCATCATCGGTTTCTAATTCTTCTTCATGTCCTGTAACAACTTCATCTTCTCTAGGACCAAATCCAATTCTTACTGGATTGCCTTCAGCATCAACATGGCCTGTTCCTAAACATTGCCTACATGTTACAACTTCTGCATCATCTTCAGTTTCGTCTACTACTGTACCGTCGCCGTCGCAATCATTACATTGATATACTTTAGCAACTTCTTTTCTAGTGCCACCGTCTGAACTTGGTTGCCATCTGTATTCGTTTAATTCGTCTTCTTCTAGTTCACCGGGCTTAGATCCAAAGTATGAATCCATTTCTTTATCGATAGTTGGTAATTTGTTGTCAGAGATGTTTTCGTCTACTTCATTATTTGGAACTTCAACACCTTCATCACGCAAAAATTCGGGCAAAGTTTCTACCTCAAATTTATCAACCATGCTACCTAATGTTTCTTCAGCATGTGCGGCGAATCGGGCATTGTTTTTAACGAAATCTGAAGTTTCGCCAGGATTAGATTCGGGTAAATGAGGCTTGACATCCTTCTCATTTTCCTGTATCATATCTAGTATGTTTCGTATATCACTCATAGGTTTATTTTTCCATCACTTTATAAGAGTATTTATCAATGTTTACAGATAATAATATTAAACGCATCGGTTTCGCCTGCAAATGGTCTGAGATCAATGACAAAGATCAACTAGTTTCTACTGAGGGACTCAATACAGGTGGCACTACACTAACGTGGTTGCGTAATAACCCTGACAAAGCAGAAGACAAGATGTGGGAAGTCATGGAACGTAACTTGACTAATACATACAATCTTGTATCTAAAGTTGCTACGTTGCCCTTATCACTGCGTATGGTACGTCTAACTAGTGATATGATGACTGGTTATACTCATCCTGAATTCTCATATTTCTACAAACGTGCTGACGTTATCAATCGTATGGAGCAACTATGTGCGCCTATCGGTGAGGTTGCACGTGCTAACAACGTCAGACTATCGTTTCATCCAGGTCAATTTACAGTTCTTGCATCAGCAAGTGAAGGTATAGTAAATAACAGTATTGAGGAATTTGAGTATCATGTGGATATGGCAAGAGCAATGGGCTACGGCAAGTCCTTTCAGGACTTCAAAATCAACGTACACATCTCAGGACGTAAAGGTCCCCAAGGTATCATCGATGTCTTACCCAGACTCTCACCCGAGGCACGCAACACGATCACAATCGAAAATGATGAAATGTCATGGGGCCTTGACGCAAGCCTCGAACTCGCCGATCATCTTGCACTCGTTTTGGACATACACCATCACTGGGTCAAAGACGGAGAATATATTCTATCAACCGATGATCGATGTAAACGTATAATTGATTCATGGCGTGGTGTTCGTCCTGTTATTCATTACTCAGTATCACGTGAGGACTATCTTGTAGGTCATAATATCGATCAAAAGCCTGACTTAAATACTTTGCTAGAATCGAATCATAAGAAACAAAAACTTAGGGCTCACTCTGAATACTACTGGAACAATGCAGTCAATGACTGGGCACTGGATCATCTATCATGGGCAGACATGATGTGTGAGTCTAAAGCAAAAAATCTTGCGTCCTTCCAATTGCATGATAAGTACTTAGAGAGGAACTAAATGTTAGATAAAATCAAAAGCATGTTCGGTCAGAAAAAACCCGAACCAAAAAAGAAATCGGCACCCAAACTCAGTGAAAAAGATAAAGCAACTAGAGCCGGTGAACCTTGGGTATCTATTTTAAATGTAGATATTAATCCTGAGGATATCAACAACGGTGCGTTTGAAATGGACTGGAACGATAAGTTTGTATTAAATCTTATCAAAGCAGGTTATAAAGAAAAAGAAGATGACACTGATGAAGAAATAGTTGACAGATGGTTTCAACAAGTGTGTCGTAATATTGCATTAGAAGTGTATGAACAAGATCAAGCAGATCCATACAATCGTAAAGACAAAGACCCAATTACTGGTGCAGACATGAGAGTTGTTACTAGTACAGATTTGGGTGACGGAAGATCAGAGGTAAGTTAATATGTATGATATAAGTGAAAAAGGTCAGAAACAATTTAAAAGAGTAGAGTATCTACTATGGGGATTATATCCTATGATTGTTTGGATGTTTTGGATGATTGATTAATGGAAACAGTAGTCTTTTGTAAAAAGTATAATGAAGAATTACCAGCAATGTCGTTTCCGCCTTTACCAGGACAAGCCGGTAAAGACTTAATGGAAACTGTGTCGCAAAAAGCCTTTGATGCATGGAAACTACATCAAACTACTCTTATTAATGAACGCAGATTAGACTTGTCTGTGCAGGAAAACAGAACGTTTCTCATAGAAGAAATGCACAAATTTTTTGAAAACAAAGAAGTCGCACAAGCCGAAGGTTATGTTGATCCAAACAAAACACTCGACAATGCTGTGCAATCGTACCAACCCCCTTTATCCGATAAATAAGGCTATGCCTAAATATAATCCGGGAGAATGGACGAGACTCGCCCCTTATAAAGATAAAATAATCGAAGGTATTTCTTCAGAATTGGATAATAAACGCAGTTTTGAAGGGAGTATGCATACCTCAATATTATTGGGCGCCGATGTACATAAAGATTATTTTGAAATCTATAGTTACTACTTTGCATCCGAAAACTTATTAGGTCCGGGCAAAGCATGGGACGGTGATCCTGAGTATAACGAAGCAATATATATTATAGGTGACTATGTATGGGGAAAAGCACAAGAACTGAATAAAGATAAATTTGTTTTAAAACTTTCATCCGAAGGTTATTCTTTTTTAGATTTAAAACTTTGGTCTGATGTATTTGAATACATCAAGCATTCATACTTAGTAGGTCCTGGTAAACCAGATATAATAACTCCTAATCATTTTATAATGATTTGGGCATGTGCTCCTCACACTATAAACTATCGATATATGATAGAACACAACAAAAAATATAAATTCATGTTGAGTCTGACTCAACTATGTTCTAATGGATTAGAGGATTCACTTAATAGTCAATGGAACAGGTGCGATTCTAAAGAACGAAAAGCATTAATGAAATTAAATAGTAAACCAAAAATTAAGCCCTATAAATTTTTGTTTTACAACAACCATCCTAAAATAAACAGAGTTTATTTTGTAGGGCAAATAATTAGACGAAACTTACATGATCAAGGATTAATGTCATTAAACGTAAAAGAAGACGAGTTCGACGGTGTTATTGAACAATATGCTAATCCTGAAAATACTATTACTCAAGCCTATTTTCCTGAATCAGGACCAGATGTTTTTCAAGCATTAGTTAATAATAAAGATTTAACTTTAAGGTTAAAAGGTTTAGGAAGCAGAGAATACGAAGGTACTAGTAGTTTTGATTTACAATCTTTTCATATGGACCAAGATCAATGGATATCTTTAGGTGAAGATACTATAGATCATGTAAACAAATGTTATTTTGCTATTATAACTGAAACAAAATACTTACAAGATATAACTAATAAAACTCATCCACACCTATACGAAAACCTTGCTAATAAAGATTATGAAGTTCCAATCAATATTGATACTAATTTTATAGACTGTATTACATTTACTGAAAAAACATATAAATTTATTCTAGCAAAGATGCCTTTTATTTTGTGCGGTATGCCCGGTGCGTTAGCAGTATTAAGAGAAACAGGATACAAAACCTTTTCTCCCTGGATTAACGAAGCATATGATCTAATAGAAAATGATGAAGATAGAGCAATTGCGATTGCTGATGAAATCGAAAGGTTGACTCATATGAGTGATGAATGGTGGTTAGAAGCCCAAAAAGAACTACTACCTAGGATAGAACATAACTTTAACTATCTTATTTCAAGGGGCGGCAAAAATCAGCAAACATTTAGATTTTCAATCGGACCTCACGACCAAGATTATTAATTTACCCTTTTTACCCATAAAGGCTTGCAATATGCGTATATATTGCGTATAATAGTATCTTATTAAATGATAAATAAGAGACTCATATGAAATATGCCCTTATAGACACAATGAATGCCTTCTTCCGTGCAAAACATGTTGCATCACGCAACGCAGATACATGGGAAAAAATAGGCATGGCATTGCATCTGACTTTAGGATCAGTCAACCAAGCAGTTCGTAACTATGGTGTTGATCATGTAGTGTTTTGTTTAGAAGGTCGTTCATGGCGTAAAGAGTTTTATACTCCATATAAAGCAAATCGTAAAGTACAAGAACAAGATTTGACTGAAGCAGAGATTGAAGAAAGTGAAATGTTTTGGGAGACTTATCAAGCATTGACTACATTCTTATCTGAAAAAACTAACGTAACAGTCTTACGTGATCCGAATGCTGAGGCTGATGATTGCATTGCACGTTTTGCCGCACTACACCCTAACGATGAACATATCATTATCTCTACTGATACTGATTATTTACAATTGCTATCAGAATCTGTTCATATGTACAATGGTGTTAACAAGCAGTTAATTACTATTGATGGTTATTTTGATGACAGAGGCAGGCCAGTCATTGATAAAAAGACTCAGGAGCATAAGACATTAGAAGACCCTCAGTATCTATTGTTTGAGAAGTGTATGCGAGGTGACACTAGTGATAATGTGTTTAGTGCATATCCAGGTGTTCGTAAGAAGGGTACTAAAAACAAGACAGGTCTATTAGAAGCATTTGCTGATAAAGATAAAGGTGGATTCAACTGGAACAACATCATGTTACAACGTTGGACTGATCACAATGATGTCGAGCATAGGGTACGTGATGATTATGAACGCAATCGTACACTAATTGATCTTACAGCACAGCCGATAGAGTTTAGAAATGCAACTGATAATATCATTAAGACTGGTGTGTCTAAAGACAATGTTGCACAAGTCGGTGTTCATTTTATGAGGTTCTGCGGTAAGTATGAACTTAACAGAATTAGTGATCAAGCAGATGTTTATTCTAAATGGTTGAACACACCCTATGAAGGGGAACTAAAGGTAGGATAATGGTAAAAACAAACAATATATATGTTTACGAACTTAATGGAGAAAAAATGATATTAGATGTAGAATTGACAGCAAAGCCCATCAAAGATGATGAGTTTTGGATTTTAAAAGACGGCGAAAGAAAAGTCGGTAATGTTTGTGCAAACAACGTAGGGACATTTAGTGTCACACTACAAAATGAAGTTTTTGAGTTTGAGTCTATCAAAAAGATTCAAAAGAATACAAAGATTAAGTTTGTAGCACCCAAAGATTCTAAGATAAATGTAGATACTCCTTACCCTGAATATCCTACTACTGCTAGGACATATAACTCTGTTTATGATGTCAAACGCGGTCTTCATGTTTTTACTAAGACTAAAAAATCAAAATGCTTCCATGCCGCAGGCTACTTTGTAGTTCAACATAATGGTATTGATCAAGTTATATTTTGCCCAAAATACATCTTTATTCAACGATATCCATACCAAGGTCCTTTTAAAACAAGAGAAGAAGCAAAAAATCTGATAAATATATAAGCATATTATGTTACACATAAAAGATTTTGTGAATAAAGTGACATTGGGAGAAACTAAAAGAAACAATAATGTAGTTCTTTCAATTGATCAAGCCAGAGGCTTAAAAGACGAATTGGTTATGTTGTTATCAGATTTGCATGAATTGAAAAAGGAAAAGAACAATGAAGAAACTGTTGATGTACAAGTTAAAGGCGGCTCGTTCAAGTGAGTAGAAGCCAACCACATGTTATATTAGAGTATGTAGATAAAGAAACATACAAGTGTGACCAAATCATTGAAGCATCAGGTATTTGGGCTGTATACTATGATGACCAGCCTATTAACCTAAAATCTTCTCATTATCTAAACGGTGATGCCGCTCCAAAATATAAAAAGACAAGTTTTTCTAATCCAGGTCATGCAAGAAACTTATGTCGTAAATTAAATGCCCAATTTAAAACAGATAAATTTACAGTAGTATTCTTAAACTCCGGACGAACTGTATATCCGGATGAAATTTCCTAAATCAAAAGAAGAAATAACCAAAGCCGTTCTTAAAGAAATTCCTGAAGGCATCGTACCTCCTAGTATTCCAATTGGTGATGTTGTATTTAAAACTTGGTTGACTGGTAGAGGTGGACAAGGTTTACGACTCAGTGATGAAGGACTCAAATTATTTGATTTAGCAAAACTTGAATACTATGATTTTGAATTAGGACTTGATCCTAAGACAATGCACAAACGCAGAATTATTGCTCCAGAAGCATTTATACAAGAAATAATCAAAAAGATCAAATGCCCATATTACCTTGGTGTACATAAATTAAGAAATAAAAAGGGCAAACCTTTCATTAGAGTTTATGAACACAAAACTGCTATGATGATTACATTGCATGGCAACTTAAGAGAATATTTAGAATCTAAAGTATGACATTTTATGACACTTTAGAAGACAACTAAACTTAACTGTACTCCATACTGCTTCCGCAGTATGACACTTTATGACACTTGCTACGAAAAGTAGCATTATTAAAAATTAGGTATAAATAGAATTGTAGGAGGGTCCTACATAGTAGTATTTTTTACGCATTTTAAAAATCCGTTTTTAGGTGTGTCTAAAATCTACATCCTTTGCAATACACACACGGAGACGACATTGAAGAAATTCTTAAGCATGAAGCACGACTGTTCGTTTGATGGAGAAAGACTAGGTGAAGTAATGTTATTCATAACAACTACTTGGATCATGGTTCACTCAATCGGACAGATAGGTATCTAGTATACTCTATTCTTTCCTCAGAGAATAAATCAAAACTGAAAATGCCCATTTCGCAAGATTTGGGCATTTTTCTATTGACTTCGGGCACCATTTTATGTATACTGTATAAACATAAGACACGTATAGGTACACAGAATGACATTTTATCGACATATCATAATCGTTCCCTTACTAGCAATCATTACTGCATGTGGTGGAGGCGGTGGTGGTGGAGACACTGCTGGAGCAATCATCGGTGGTACAATCGGTGGTGGTAATAGTGGCAGTGGAGGTAACAATTCTAATGCATCCGTATCAATGACTGCAAGTAAAACAAGCATTGTAAAAGGTGACAGTGTAACAATCACTTGGTCTAGTTCAAATGCATCCTCATGTACAGCATCTGGTTATTGGTCAGGTAGCAAGTCATTAAGTGGTAGTGAGAACTTCACAATAGATAGTTATGGTGACTATACATTCTCTCTTAACTGCTCAGGTGGTACTGCAAGTGTAGATGTTACTGTCAATGACGAAGACAGTGAAGGGTCATGTACTAACCCTCATAGTGCAAAAATCAAAGAAGAATACTTAGGTGATTTTGATATACCTATGCCACAGAATTCGTTTGGAGAAGGACATCTTAAAGCAATCGGCTTTAAAGATTACGGTGTTCAATGGATATACGAGAACTTAAAAAACAAAACTAATTTAGTAGAAAACTGCACCTCACAAGAGTATATCAAGTTAATGTATAGAACAACGTTGCGCCGACTTAAAGAACATGGTGTAGATACTGCATGGGTATATAACTTTGGTTACTGGAACGATCATACAGAAGAAACATGGACTATCAATCATAGTCGTAAACATGTAAGTGATTGGCAGATAGAATATATTGCTGAGACGGCCCAAGAGTTAGGAATGAATATGCATTATGCCTGGCAGTTTTTAGCATTAGATGACACTAATACATTGTTGTTTCCCTTCGATGGCATGGTCTATGTTGACCGAGCATTGTTAAAAAGAATTATGGATAGCCATGAAAAGCATATGATTTGGGAAGCAGACAGGTTAGAACAATTAGGTGTAAGCGGCATGTCAGCAGATTGGAGTGCTATGTATGTCTGTTTTTGTGGGATACAAAATGAGGTTGATCAAACTGAACGAGACTGGATGAGATCCTATTACATGGAACGTATGGGAGGCATTGTATCAGAAATCAAAGCAAGATTTAGCGGTGAAGTATATGTAGGAGAAGGTATATTATGGAATGATAGTCGAGTCTTAAATGAGGTCGATGGAGTTATACTTAGTTTGCCTAACATGTTAAGTAAAGGCGAAGAACAAGATGCTACAGTCGAGTTAATGGAAGAACGTATAACAGAGTATTCACAACAACTGTATGACAATTGGATGTGTAATACTCAACAACCATGTTGGGAATATACCACGTATGATCTTCCCCCAGTGATTTGGAATCTGTTTGCACAGAGTCATAAAATGTTTTTAAGTACAGGCTGGAAAGAAGACGGCTTTTGTACTGAGGGCACATATGATAATGTATCATATGAAGGTAGATGTATGCAATGGTTTATCCCAACAGATTTTTCAGCACAAGCAATTTTTATAGAAGGTATGCTTAGAGCAATTGATAAGGATCCTTGGTTCAATACAAAAGGAACTACAGCAAGTACTGCTTATTGGTTATCAGACACATTAATTCCTAGCAGTAAGGAAAGGCTTAATGACGGAATCGAAGGTTTCCCGAATATTTCTCAATCAGTAAGAGGTAAGCCAGCAGAAAAAATTATTAAGGCTTGGTATACAGGCGAATATGAACAATATGATCCGGAGTATGAATAATGCAAAAAGTTAAAATGGAAGACATTGGAGGAAATATAATTAAAGATAATTCTCAATACGTATTGAAAGACAATGCATTTGGTAATAATTTAATTCTAAGTAGTACAATGTTAAGAGCAAATCAAAGCACAAATGGCCACACTCATGCAGGGCAAGAAGAAGTTTATTTCTTTCACAAAGGTAAAGGTGAAATGGAGATAGATGGTGAACGATTTCCTGTCACTGAAGGTGATGTTATCTGTATTAATGATGGTGACTATCATAGAGTCTTTAACACAGGAGTCTTTGGTTTGTATTTTGTATGTGTGTTTGACGGTGGGAGGAATCACTAATGAGTATATGGAATGAGGGTAGATATTCTGCCAATGTTAAATGGGTAGCACAATTGTTATTCAATGGCGGTGTTGAAGAATTAGAAAAATGGTTAGACACACTGGACGAGCAAGAAGATAAAGACGATATTGTCCTTATGTTAGCACAATTGGTTCAGCACTTAAACAAGTCAATCGAACCGAAAGTAGAAGGTGCTGAATATACGGAACCTCAGCCAGTTCAAGCACCAAATATCCGTCAAAAACCGTTCTTACGTATCGTTAGAGACGATGAAACTGAGTAAGTTATTGATATTATTACGATAAAAAAATGAAAATAATGGATAAAAAGGCTTGACTTTGGGTACAATTTTGCGTATAATATATGTATATTATGAACAAACAAGGAAACAATATGTACTTAATCATTGACAACACTAATCAAGCAATCCACAGAGAGCCCAATAAGAAGTCTTATGCTTCTACTCAGTACAAGACAGTAGGTGCCGCTAAAGCAGGTATCACTAGAACTGTTAAGTACTACCAAAAAGCATATGATCAAGTTGCTGAATGTGTTGCTAATGGTGAGCCTGAGTATCATGCTAACATGCATAATGCTTACCGTGATGCTACTGAGCCACAGTTTAATCTTACTCATAAGCAGTTTGCATCATCTTACACAATTGTTGCTGTCGAAGATTACGTTGAACCAATGATTACTAAGACTGGCATCTGCCCAGGTACTGGTAAAAAAATCACTGTAACTGAGGGAATCAATACTCCTCATTACATGTCAACTCTTTCAGAATCATACTGGAGTGCATAAGGAATGAGAACTATGCGTAGGAATCAAATTGAATATTCAGCCAACGATGTTTGGGCGGCTTCTGCTAAAGCATACTTGATGAATGGGAAGACCTACATCAAAGCAAATGAGAAGACTGATAAAGTCACTCCGAACCGAGACCTTATGAAAGAGTTGTTGGAAAACAACCTTAAAGGTGTCGATGCAACGACCAAAAATCTTGGGGTTCAAGTTCGCCAACATTACAAGGCTCTTACATTTAAGATGTTAACGGGCGGTTGGATGTCTGACTTTGATAAATCTGCTATGGCGTTAGCAGACAAAGATATAATTACCGATATGAAAGACTTCGGCATGATCGCAAGTCTACCAAAAGCATATGACCGTGCTGTTATCAAAAAAGGTCAAGAGGACCGAATTGCAGAGGTGACTAAAACTTCTACTGCGATTGGCAAAATCAAAGACAGAATAGAATTGGATGTTACTATCCTTAGAACCATTCTGTCACAAAGGTATGGTTGCTACTTTATCACTGCTAAAACTAACACTGGCAGTGTAGTTTTCTTTGCCTCTTCTACTTTGCATCCAGCAGTAGACACTGAACTTAGAATTAAGGGCACAGTCAAAGGTCATCGCACTGACGATGATGGACTAGTGACCACCCAGTTGAATCGTGTTAAAGTAATGGAGGAAAAATGAAAAATCTAG